CAGAACTGTTTCTCCAGTTGCGCTGAATTCGTATTCCCAATTTTGGGGTATCCACCTGGGCGGGCTCAGTGAAGGGATCCCCTGCGCTGTTCACAATTGCCTTTGTGGGAAAATACCTAACATCAGGGTTTGGGGCTCCCGGATCTGTGGCCAGCTTATATGACCGTTTCATGGCCAGTTTTTCATTCTCAGTGAAGAAACTGACCACAGATGGAAGGTCACAGGGGTGTTCAGCGTCAGACGGGGTGTTGCCCGGCTTCATGGCATAGTTGACTGAAACCTTCCAGTGCAACCGATCTTCATACGGGGCCACATCAAAACTGTCTGCCCAGATGTCTTCATCAGACGGATGATTGCTGTACTTCTCCGGAAGGCCCGGGGCTGTTAACACCACCATTTCATCATCAGTCACCCGGTCGTCACAGGTGACTAAGTAGATACGGCTTGCCGTTTTGTCCCCGGCGGTATCCATCTTTGAATTTCGGTCAATAAGTTCAACAGAAAGCACACTCATATTTCACCTATAGCTGGGCAGTTTGATCAGCCTCTCCTTCGTCTGTTCCGGAATCTTTCGTGTTTTCTACCACTTCATCCATCTTTTCACTAATGGCTGCCGTGTTGTCTGCCGTATCCTGCGCGGCAGTGGAAATTCCGTACTCTGCCCGATAGGCCTCAGCCGTCCCGTACACAGCCGCTGCCGCGTACTGGTGAACAAACGTTTCCACAGGCGGCTCCTGTGACACCTTCTTGGGCTTGGCGGCTTCTTCGGCGGCGGCTAGATTTTTGCCAGTGCTTTTTGCCAGCTTGTCCCATTTGGCTTTCAACTCGGCAATCAAACTCTTCTGAAGTTCCGTGTCACCCCCGGTCATTTCGTTTCTCAGCTTAGACGACCAGTCTTCGAGCAACGCCCTCTCCTTGTCCTGCTTTGTCTTTTGAAAATGTTCTGCCTGAATTCCGGAGATTGTCATGCCCTGAAGTTCTTCCCGTCTCACCTTGTCTTTATCCGACAAACCCCCTGTCACCAAATCCTTGAGGTTGAGCCAACTAATTATGGCCTTGTTGAAAACTTGGGCAAAACTGGCCGACAGCCAAGAGAACACCCAAAAGAAACCGTCAAGGATATAGGTGCCCATTTTCGCCACGCCTTCCACAGCCAAAAGAAGCAAATCCACCCAAAAGGTTCCCCAGTCAGGAATCATATAGGCAAGGGCCAGCTTCCACCCCAGCTTCAGCATTTCCCACATTTCACCATTCTTGATTGCCTCATACAGCATCCCAATCACTTTTCCAATTTCCATGCCCAACTTCGACAAATCTACTTTGTCCAGTTTGGCCAAAATGTCATTGAATACCGGAATCAGATATTCTGCCACCCCGGCAAAGATTCCTTGGAATCGAATCTTTGCCATTTTGAAACTCTCCAAAATCTTATCCCAAGCCGCTGCCGCGCGTTCTATAATTGCTGGCACTCCGCCCAAACCCTTCTTGGCATCTGCTATTGCGTCCGAAGAGAAGAAGCCAGCCATCCTATATCCCCCGGGGCCAAATAACTTTTTCAGGGCTTCCTGCTTCTTGCCCGGGTCAAGTTTATTGATTACCTTCCCCAATTGCTGCACCTGATCAAGAACTGGCAGTTTCTTCAGCGCGGCCAGAGATTTGTTATCCAGCCCCAGCTGGGCCATCAGAGACTTGCCACTCTCTGACTTGTGAAGCGCACCAACCTGACGCTGGAAGATTGACAGCATGCGCCCGGCCATGCCAGCTGACATGCCCGCGTTCTCCAACGCCTGTTGAAAAACCATGAGGTTTGCCACCCCAACCCCCGTGGTCTGGCTCATATCCCAAAGCCGACCTCCTCTTTCCATTTGGGCTGTGATGCCTGAGAAGACGCCTTTGATGCTGGCCCCGATCCCGGCAAAGGCCAGACCCTGAATTGCCATGCGTTTGAATGCCCCTATGGTCTTCCCGGCTGCCCCCATGGCTTTATCAAACTGACTGGTGTTTGCTGACAGTAAAACACCGAGCGAACCAAGTGTCTCCGTAATCATAGGTTTACTTCCTTTTGGCTCCTAAGGGCTCCCAAAGGCCCCCAGCTTGGGAGCCTTATCTTCCCGGAAACGAGGGTTATCCTGTTCCCGGGGCTGGCTGCCTGTTTAAGGGCCTTGTCGGATGTTTTCGCCTTTATTCGTTCTGCCCGCTTTTCCTGTGCGGCCACCCGCTTGTCCTGCATTGTCCGCCACATTTCCAAACGTTGGCGAATCTCTTTCTGCTTGGCTTCCGTATTCGGTCTTGTCGGTTCTGTCTTCAGCATGAAGTCATCAATCGTGAATGGGGTTGACTTCCTTTTCGGATCCCGATTCACATTCGCAATGACCGACGCTATCAGAGCTGACCGGGCGTCCCCACGGAAGGGATCACCCGGCTCAACCGATTCAAACGCCACCCACTTCAAAAACTCAACATAAGGCATTTCAGCTTTGGCCCGGTGCACCGTCATTCCGAGCTGCCGCGCCAGCCTGAACCACTCTCGTTCAACGGGGCTGGCTATCAGTTTTTTGCAATCTCTTCAGCTGACTCTTTAGTCATGCCATTGTGCTTCTGAGCAATTGCCACCAAACGCTCAATCACTGTTCCGTTTTTCTGATTGAGTTTGCCTAGATCGTCCGTGGTGAAAAGACGGTTGCCCGTGCTGTCAACAATAGCCATCTGAAGCAGAGTCACACGCACCTGCCGGATGTCTACCTTTGACAAATCCTGCTTGCCGTCAGTCCCCATCCCGGAGAGGCGGCGCTGAGTGAAGGTCTCAAACGATTCCTTCTCCGCCCCCGACAGAACCTTGATATAGATCGTGCCGCCCCACTCCGGGACTTCGACTGCGAACTTCACAACGTCATCAATGCTCAGAATGTCATCGCGTGTCAGTTGTTTTGACATGGTTAGTCTCCTGTTTACTTTTGGTTTACGCTATTGTGGGTTTGCCACTGACCTTGATCTTGCAGCTGGCCGTCATTCGATCTTCCAGCGGAGTGCTGGGAGAGAAGCCAGTCATAAATCCCATGAAAGTCCACGTGCTTGTGGAGCTGTCCGGGAATGTAATCACGATGCTCTCAGCCACTGCATCAATGGGTGGCTCAACCGAAGGGTCAAACGCGATTTCAACAGTCATTTCACCCCAGTCCACCAAATCCCCATGTGTGAACGTGTGGGCGTCCGATGTTCCCATGTGCGATGTTTCGATTGACTTCCGGCTGGCATCCGGGCCTGACACGGAAAGAATCTCCGCGAAGAAGCCGGTTGCAAACTGTATCGTTGTACCTGTCCCGATATCCATACTCACTTACTCCTTGCTGTTTGCAGGCCCGCCAGCTTCTGCCGCCGGGGCTGCTTTTTGTTCTTCATCTTCAGGAAAGATGATTGCCATCTTCCCCACTTTCAAATCCTTGTAATAAGCTGACTTCTTCTCTTCCCACGTGGTATGATGCAGAGGGTCAATCTGACGTTCTTCTGATGTAGTTTCTCTCTTCACATCAAAGGAGGCAACCTCCGGGTCATTGAAGTTAAATCTGATCTTCAGATCCTGAGACAGAAAGTGACCAAAGCGATTCACCTTCCATCCGTTTGTCTGGCACCACAGGATTGCCATTGCACGCCGGGTGGCATTTCTGACCCATACGGGCTCTTCAGACAGCTGCGTGATTACTCTCTTTCGGGGTCTGGCTGGCATGATTAGCCTCCTGTTGATGTTTCTTTTCTGACGCTTTCAAAATCTGCTGACAAAATGTATCTGTCTTTTTCATCCTGCTGAAACAAGGTAATCTCTGAACGCTGGAAGATATCAGAATATCTGACCACACTCATATCAGAGCCCGTGACTGTCCAAGACCCGATTCTATCTAGGGCAGCACAGATCGCCGTCATTTTCTGATAGGCCGTCAGGTATGTGCCCGCTCGAACCCGGGCGGTGAAAGACTCCCGGCGTAGGGAAGGGATGTCAGCATCCATGACATGCTCCGGGGTCTGCCCCCCGGTGTCATACAGACAAATGGCATCCACCGGGGCATCCGGAAAACGGGTAAGGAAGATTCCCCACGAGGCTGTGCCCGCGAAGGTGCCAATTCCGGCATCCACCAGCTTGTCCTTGATGTCCACTAAAACAGAATTCACTTTTTTCGTGCCTCCGATGCAATGATTTTCAAAACCCGGGCAGATTGTTCCTTCACCGCATTCTGTAAAAAGCGTGCCTCTCCTACCCGGTGACTGGCCTCTATATTTTCGTGGACATACAGGGCATAGTAGGCAGAGAACCCAATCCCCACCCCCTTGTTCTTCGTCTCTTCTTTTACCCGATCCCTGAGGAAAGACATGGCAGAAGCATGATCCTGATTCATGCGTCCCGTATCCACCTGAACCTGCATGCCGTTCTTTTTCGTTGCCCCATTCTTCCATGCCGGGCTGGCCCCAACGTTGCCGGTGGGCCACACTAGAAAACCGCTGGCCTTCAGGTTGCCATACTGTACTGGGCACTTCTGCTGGGCTGCCCGGAGGATCACAAATCCACCTTTGATAATCCCCTTGTTATTCCGTTCAGGGATTTCACGGATCTGCTTGGCCAAGGCCTGAAGAACTTTCTCCAGACCTACGACCTTGATTTCTATCCCGGGTCTACTCACAAATACGCCTTCCGTACAAACTCACTGGCATCTAGGCTTGCTGTCTTCACCGTGTTCTTAATGGGCCGGGCCGAATCAAGAGAGGACGGATCCCCATTCTCATACGTTTCAGGCAGGGTGACCAAGGTCCCCAACCAGAGGTATCCTCCTATATCTACGTCCTGAAGCAAGACCACAGTTGCTTGTGCCACCTTCATTTCTCCGGTCAAATCCAGATACCGGGCGTTCTTCTGGTTCCACCGGCAGGCCAGCTCAACCGGATCTGCATAAGTGGACTTCCCATAACCGTCCGCCACCGGGGCTGCCCAATATACGCAAGTTTGATTCAGTTTCGCAGGGATGTTCATAAATCATTCTCTTCTATCGGATTTAGTAAATCAAAGGATGCCTTTTTCCCCGATGCCGCCCGTGCCAAGGCCCCGGTTGTGTCCAAGACCATGGCCTGCTGGCCGTATCGTGTCAATCGCAATCCAAAGTCCGGCTTCGTTGTATAGGACTCAGATGTCCCCTCTATTGACTGACTGGACATTTCCCGCGACCTCATTGAGAGATAGTGAGCTGACAGCCAGCGTTCCACCTCCTTGAGTAGGTCCGCTGAAATTAGACTGGTGTCTATCACTTCGTTGATCATCAGATTGGCTGCCGTTATGAATGGGGTCAAATCCGTTATCTTCGTTGAGTCGTAATCTATGATCACTGCCACTTCTGCTGATGTCACTCTTGCCGCCATTTTCATCCCTCCACAATTGGGGTTTAATAAACGCCTTAACCTTGTCTTCCTTCCACTGCAAGCCAAGCCATTCAATCACATCCCGAATCTCAGAGAAGTCCCCTACCACAAAACGGCTGGGCCAAACTTCCCTAACATTGTAAACATGGGCATGCAATTCATAGAACCGTCTCTTGTAGGTTTCTAGCCAGCTATGCCAGCCATCTTCAGAGTTGTACGAATTCATGTAACCGGTTTTCATACAGGAGTTCACAACGTCTTTATCCATCCTACGTACCACTACCCACTTGGCCTTTGGAAACGCCTGAACCCAAACCGGCCATGTCAAGGCCAGCCCGGCAGACTTATAGAACCAGCTGCCATACCGAAAGCCTTCATATTTCATGGTTGTTTCCATCCGGCGGACAAGCCCGGCCAAGGGGGCCAGATCCTTGATATCCGGAAGGGGTTTTTGCCACCGATAGTCACAGCCAATCAAATGTGCATAGGGCTTTAGAACACTCTTCTTACCCTCTATATTTTCAAAGGTGTTGTCTACTCTACCCCCAAATGACCCACAGCGATGGATTATTCCAGCCGTCATGGAGGAGCCCGATCTGGCGCACCCGGTCACGAGAACGGGCGGGGATATTGTGTTGGACCCGATGCTATGCGTTTCCATGTGTGTACTCCCGGTAATGAACACCCCATGCTTCATCAATCCATGCCACATCTGTTACCTGATGAGGACGGGGCTGCCCGTGAAACCAAATTATCCGTGAGCCTGTGGGGGCACCACCCTGACACTCCTTCTTGTAAGACACAACCGGGGACGGTTTCTGACTCTGCCAAAATCGTAAATCCAAATCAGATTTAAGTTCAATGGCCCGGCGTCTCAGATAGTGTCTTTCAGATCCCATCGTGTTTCCGTAAATGGCAGGGCTTCGGTTGAGTGGTGCCCAAAATTCACTCAGCCCAAAGCCCGCCATGAACAGGTGAACCCCTCCGCCAATCCTGCCGGTTGCATAAGCATCTTCGCAGGTGACGAAAGAATTCGTCTCAAGTTTCATTTCAAAAAGTACATCCAGACGGTCAACAATCACGGTATCCAAATCCAAAGCCAGAACCTTGCCCTCCAATTTGGAGCACGGTCTAAAGATTGTCATTTTCTTCAGGTTGCCTTCCAAATCATCTGCATTCAGGGGGACAACTTCAATAGTGTCCCGGATAGTGCGGGCGGGCCTGTCTGTGAAGCACACAAACCGGATATCTGCCGTGCTGTGCTGAAAGACAGAATCCTGTAAAGCGTACAGATAGGCCAAACCCCTGCCCGGTCCCCAATCCCCCCAGAGAAAGCACGCCACGGTGTTCATTTGTAATTCTCCTGAATCCAAGGGTATTGATTCTGCAAGCTGATGTTGTTTGGATCCCACGCCCCGTTGAAAAATACCAGCCGAACATTTTGAGGCAAAGACGTTTTATGAATAGACTTCTGCACGCGGTTTTGTCTCATGGCTGATGCCAAACGTCTGCGTTGAGTTTCCTCTGCCTTGGCAAACTGAGCTGCATTCTGGTTAATCACGGATTGCGTCACCTGATTAAGACGCTCTACAATCTGCCCATCAGTCAGAAACACCCCATCATCCTTGATCTTGGCTATCTCTGTTTTGTGTCCTTCATTGATGCCCCTCTCAAGTTCTGCCCGTCTCCGGTCCCGGGTGGCTTTGAAACCACACTGCAAGGCCTCCAGTCCCGGATCCATTCTAAGATCAGATTCAAAATTAAAAACCCCGTCCGCCTTGGATACCATTTTTTCATTCGGGTACAGGGCATCACTGATTCTGGCCTGATCAGTACCCCGACTGTACTTCCCGGCTGCTGTGGGCTGATAGACACGATGATCAAATTCATCCCACACCTTCACCCGGGATCCTGCTGTCATCACCCAAAAACTCCCGCAGTAGGGGGCCGAACGTTTTGCATCCCCCCACACCACAAAATCATGAGTGTGGTCCAACAGAGGGGTTATGTCCCGGGTTATCACAGTATCCAAATCAATGGAACAAATCCTTGGGCCAATCAAATCCTTCATTTCTTTTGCAAAGGCACGGAGACGGAGGAAGCATCCTCCCTTGTCCCGGTAATCATCCCAAATCGGGATTATTCTAACACTTGGATCAATCCCCACCGGATCATCTGTCACGCAAGAAAGCCGGAAGGGAATATGCACATGCCGGTGAAGCATTGACGCCAAAGTGTTCACATGGTCTGCCCCAAAAATCATTTTCTTCTTTGGGTGCAAACCGTTGTTCCACTTCCAGCAGACAATTTCTATCTGATCCCATGTCATGCTACAGCGTCCTCTCATACGGGAATGACATTGTGAGAGGAGGGATCCCCTTCAGGCGTTTTTCCCTGACACGCTCATAAAATTTCACATCATTCTCCCGTGTTCTGCCCTCCTTGCGCGGTAGGTCATTGGTGCCTGAATCAGGGTACAGGCCCCGGGGGAAGTAGTGCAAAGAAACCCCATCCAGTTTGAATCCGCCGCCGGGGCTCTTGGCCTCCACTAAATTTCGATAGGCACCGTCTGTTCCGTAACGTCCGGCAAACTCTTCATCATTGCCGCCAATTTCCCAATAATGCTGGCGTGACATAAACCATGTGTCCGGATGATCCTTGTACGGCTGAAGATCAGGCATTATCAATCTGTTCAGCCGGTAATAGGCTTCCGGATTAAGACGCCCGCTTTCGATCTCATCAATCAGAAGCTGGGCATTATCTGCCGTCAGCATTAGGTCCATATCTGTAGTAAGAAGCCATGTGGCCTTTGAATTGAAAGCCCCAATGTTCCGGGCGGCTAGGAAATTCCATGGAACTTTCCGCGTAATCCTGAAACCAGACAGATTGACTCCCGGGATCCCATCAAGAAGCACATCCTTGGCCGGGAACTTTGATGAACAATCATCCGTCACCAGAAACTCAATCTTTTCCCTGAGGCTTTCAGAATAAAAAGCCCACTCAACTATGTGCTTATCCAGCATCCCCGGATTCTCATAGTACGCATAGTTGACTGCCAGTTTGAACTTGTCAGGCTTGTCAGGCATGATTAGCCATCCTTGTATTTGTAGATACGATCTGCCGCAACTTGACACACATATACATAACCCGGTTCACTCAAAATGACTTCCTCTGCCTTCGGCCCGGTGCCGCCTGACCGCGCGTTGTATTCGATCAGAATCATAGGGTGGCACCTTCGTATAGTCTCCCGACAGCCTATCAACACTTCGGGCTCATGCCCTTCAACGTCCAAAAGAATGGCATCCACATGAGGGAGGATGAAGTTGTCAAGTTTGAAGCACAGGCTGTCCCCGATTGCTGCCACAATGTGGTGGCTGGAATCCCCCTTGCGCTTCAGGGTGATAGTCCCTGTCCGGTAGCTCAAGGCCCCTTGGATCTTCATCACATTTTCATTCCGCACATTCTGACACAAGGCATCAAAACTATTGGGCTCTGGCTCAAAGGTGTAAACAAGTTTGAACTGGCTGGCCAGCCACTTGGGCCACATCCCATGGCTCCCGCCCGCCTGAACACACATGCCCCGGCGTCCCTCCGGGAGCATGCCAACCGCGTGCTTCATGGACTCCATGCGGGCTAGGTGGGTATGAATGGCCTTATCCGTTGTGCCCTCAGGCCAATGCCAATCTCCTTGGATGATCGTGTTCATGTGAGATAATCCACATCACAGCGGCTATATAAAAACCCAACCCACTTCCCGGCCTTCCGGAGAGGAAGATAAATCCCCTCCCATGAAAAACTGTCCAGCTTGGCTTTCCACTCCAGTGGGGTATGCATACTGATATGAACATTCCGGCCATCTGATAGAAACCGCTTATAGGACGGGACAAGGCAAATGACGATGAAAGCAAACTTGATAGTCACATCATGGATATTCTGAATCACGTCCTTCATGCAGTCCGGCTCTACGTGTTCCAATACGTCCGTGCAAACCACCAGATCAGCAGGCTTCGGAGGGGCTGCCAACTCCGGGCGTCCGGGCTCATAGTTCCGAAAATCCGTGCCCTTCGGAAGGCCTTTCTCACCCATCAACTTCTTGCCCAAGCCACCGGCCCCGCACCCGTAGTCGAGAATACTTTGGATGCAGCAAAACTTGTCTACTGTCACCATTCGCACAATGCCCCGAACGGTATCCGCCCAGCATCCGCTTCCCTTGCCCATCCCCTGTGCAAGCTGAACTTCATACTCCTTCCGTTGCTGCTGTGTGATTAACATGCGACCTTTCCCCTTTCAATTTCCACTTCATGTTCTGTCCGGTGATAAAACATCGTGAGATGTCCGATATCCACCACCTGACGATTGTGCCGGCAAATGTCCCCGGCCAATGCCGTGGCTGTTGGCCCCAAGGCCACAAGGATCAAAGTGTCCGGGGTGCTGGCATTCAAGGCCAGTTCCATGATCGTGTCATACTCAGAGAAGGCATTATACCCCCGAAACACCAGACGATTCTGAGACTTGGCCCCGGTGAACAAACTAGCTGCCTTGTCCAGACGGGAGACAGACCCTGAATAGCTCAACCCATTCACAACCTCCTGACGCCCGACAATGTGAAGGATATCTCTATCCTGCCAGATCTGGCGTAGGAGGCCCCAATACTCAGGGTTCTTCAGTGAGGGTACTGAATCCAGACGGGTGATGAAAGCTGAGTGATAATCCCGGTCTAAATCTAGGTACTTTTGCCACCTGCCCGTGAGTCTGCCCCAAAACTTCCACTTCTCCGGGGCTGCGTCCTTCACGTATCCGTCATAAATCCGGGGGATCCCGACCAGTAATCCGGGGATCCTAATCTTCAGGATATTCAGTAGTTTGCCCTGAAGGACATGGCTATACGGCTGGCATTTCTGTGAGGTTCCGGAAACAATGTGAAATTCACCGTCACCAAAACGGGAAATAGAGGCCCGTTCTTTCACAATCGTGCGGACAGTCTCAAACTCATCAATCACAGAGGGAACTGCGCAAGAGCATCCGTCAAGTTGATCTTTGGAAAGCATTCTAGGGCTGTCTCCGGTGTTGCGTTTAGGACTTCAAAGCCAATGGCGTTGGTTGCTGTGGCAAGTTTTTCAAATCCTGCGATGAAGCACGGCCATGGATTGGGGTTTGTCTTCCCGTCATTTTCATGTTTCCGATAGTTCTTCTCATCATTCACCCGGCGCATATCAAACCCCAACAGAACCACCCGGGAGGCACCCATCATGCGGGCTAGGTCAATGGCCCCGGCCCCGCTAGACCTATTCCAGCCAATCCCGCCCGGGTCAGAACTGCACCCGAAAGTACGGGCCTTGCGAATCAACTGAATATCCGGTTCATCCACCACCGATTTGTCCCGGCCCTCAACCACAATGTTGAGACTGTATTTAGGGCCTGCATATTGTGTAACCCTGTCCTTGTTCCACCAGTACCATTTGGCGTCTCCAAAAAACAGGGTGCTAACCCAGTTGCCCAGATACAATGCATTATTCACGGCCAAGGTAGCCCGACCTTTCAAAAGATCAGAGTCCTGTAACTCACGGAGACTTGGCCCCCCGCCAAGGACATAAACTGTCTGGCCCTTGAATAGCTGGGGTATTTTATCAACAACGTTTGCCATAGATCAGATCCAAAGCAGAGGTCAGCTGCATTTGTGGAAAAACAGTCAGGGCTGAATCCGGGGTGCAATTTATGACTGGGGTATCTGGGCACACCTCTTTCATATCGGATGCCAGTTTTGCAGCATGCTTCAGGAAACGGTGATACACTTCTTCAGCCGATACCGGATCCTTCAGCTTTGTGTACCAGTTTGAAACCCCCTCCTTCAGCTTCATATCAAAACCCAAAAGCAGAATCGCCTTGGCCCCCAGCTTCACAGCCAGATTGATAGCACTTATTCCGGTGTTGCTGTACCACCCGCAAAGGTGAGGCTCCAAGCGAAACATGAGGGGACGACGTTCCAAGACCAGTATTTCAGGGAATCGGATACAGTCTGCTTCACAGGCTATTTTCATTCCCTGATATTGTTGAAATGCTGGAAGGTTGTGATGGATTTCTGCCCACCGATAATCGCCAAAGAATACGGCATCCGGCCAGCCCAGCTGATATCCGTCATTGCAGGCAATAGTCCGGATACCAAACTTAGAAAACAGGGAGTGCATCCTTAGCCAGTTTGCCTCTTTGAGAGAGGGACCTCCGCCAAGGATGCACACAACCTGTCCCTGCCATAGATTCTGGCAATGCCATAATCCGGACATTACATTTCCTCAACTTCATCCTTCAATACAGCTGACTCTTCCTGAGGGGCTGGCATCTGCTGGGGCTCCTTCATCTTCTCACGGAGTCCGGCGGTGGCCTGAGTCTCAAGGGACTTTGCTTCATCAAGCGTCAGGTTCCGATCATTGATCGGCTGCCCGGTGTCCTCCCGCACCACATCATAACGTCCGCCCCCGCGCGCAACCACCCGGACACTTGGAACTTCAGTTGTTCCGGCCTGTGCACTGACGATAGCCGGGATCATTTCCTTCACCGCACGCTTCGCGGCTTTGTGGGCCTGCTCAATAACGGCTTCAGGAATTTCGATATCGTCCAAGACCCGCTTGAACTTGTTGAGGAAGATGATCGTCAAATCCTGATAGGACTCAATGATGTCTCCCGGGGTGTGCCGGATCTGTGGGCGCTTGTGCCCGGCGGGGTTTGTGTAATGACAACCCTGCATCAGCCGGAATCGCATCATCTGGGGACCGGCCTTTTTAACAGCCGGGGCTGAAGGGGCTGGGGCCTTCTGTACGGCCTCAGGGGCCGGGGTAGGGGGCGTTACCCTACTTGGCGGGCTTATAGGCGTGTGGGAGACGCCAGAGGCCTTGGTGGGCGTCTGGGCTTCTTTAGTACCAGTGGTTTTCTTCGTTGATATACGTGTCCTAGACATACTGCCTCCTTGATTAGAGAAAAGAAAAAGAGCCCGATTGATTACGGGCTCCTCTTACACTGCGCGTCTGCATCCTACGCGGAGTAGACAACGATGCCCGACCGGTCATCCTGATCGCACCGGACATGCGGGACCATGATAGCCATGACCTTGAACTGGCTGATCATGCCACCGTCCGTGGTCCATTCCACGTTGGTAATCGGCATGCCCTCAACCATTCGGGTCACGTCATCAGTCATCTGAACCAGCACAACTTTGCCACTGGTCAATTTGTCCGCGCACTTCACGCCAACAATTCCGCTGACTTCCGACAAACGCTGACGAATGGTCTTGTCAGAGTTGGCCTTGAAGTCGTTGTCCAGAACCGTGTCATAGGCAGTCGGATAGTACAGCATCCAAGGGCCGTAGTGCCGGTCATTGATGCTGGCCTGCTTCATGTTCTGCACATCAGAGAGGATCGTGCTGCCAGTGGCAGAACTATCATCCCACGGATATGCAAGGCTGCCCGTGTTCGCGTTGGGGGCGTCAAGATATCCGTATATCGTGCCACCACCGAACGAGAAGGAGGAGCTGCCGTTGAACAGATAGGTTTCGATCAGCTCAGAAACCTTCAGAGCCGCAAGCCGGGCCTGAGTGGTGTCCAGCTGAGAGGCGTTACCCGTCTGAGCGTTGCCAGAACGGCTGGCATTCAGCACGCGAATGGAAAGGTTCCAATCCTTGTGCGTGATAGGCAGGGGCAGGTAGTTGATCCCGAACGTAACACGATCATTACGCCCACGGGTTACACCGTCCATGCTGACTGACGCGGCGGCCATGTCAGAAGCATCCTCATACTCCAGCACCGTCTTACCCAAGCCATTTCCGACCCGGTAAACCAGCCCGCGTGAGTACAGATCTGCCACGCCAACAAGCCGCTGCTGCGCTGCCGCAATCACGGCTGTGTCATAGTGCATCCACTCTTCCTTGCGGAGAAGCGAATTCGTCCTGAGAGAGTTGACGTTCAGACCAGAGGCCATCAGACGCTGCGCCGTAGTGCCCCCGGCTGCCATCAGCTGCTCAAGAATTTTCATTTGCTCTTTGTCCATGACTGTATGACTCCTTTCGAGTCTTGTGAGGTTACACAACCTCAATGAGGAGACGCCCGGCGCTTCCCGATGTAGTGCAGGCTTCCAGCACAATGCCAACAACGGAATTGGGTTCCGCTGCTACGCCCGCGCTGTCTGCCGTATGCTTCCGCAGAAAACCGTTTCCTGCGCTTTCGACTTCATCCCCGACCACCAGCGTCTGCGAAGTGGCCGCCCACGCGTACACCTCATTGCCCCGCTGCATGACCTTGAAACGACAGATCTCATCGGCGTCAATATCCACTGACACCTCCTGCCCTTCCAGATCATTCTCAATGGCGAAAGCCCGCTGCGCGCCGCCACCGGCTGTTGCGTGCTTCCGGAGTTTGCCCGTGCTCATGCGCTCAACGAGCATGCCCGGGGTGATTGCCGCGTTGGCAATCAGTTCCTTTTGGATTGCGCCATCATCAATGACACAAACCGTCCGACGTACTGTCGTTGCCATAACTAACCCTTCCTTGTGTTTCGGTCCTGCGCCTTACTTCTTTGCTTCAGCAAAGAGGGCGGGCATGGCAGGAGCCATGTTATCATTGGCCTTCAAGGCCGTTTGATGTTCACCTGCATTCCGACCTGAGAAGTCCGTCTTCTCAACTGAGGCCAGATCTACAAGGTTCTGAAGCTCACTCACATCTTTCGATGCAAGCTGCTCCTGAGTGAATTTGCATCGGGCATTGGCCTTCAGCGTGTCCACCAGCGTTTGCTTCATCACCTTATCAGCGTCAACCGCCCGACGAAGATCAGCCTGCAACCCCTTGGGGGCAGAAGCAATCACTTCATCTAGCGTCTTCGCTTCGAGAACGCTCACAGGAGCCGGGGGAACAACGGCAGGAACAGCTTCGTTGGCTTTCGCCTTCTTGGCCTCTTCGGCAGCGGCTGCCTCATCCTCATCCGACATTTCCTCTTCGTCCTTCTTCGCACCCTTCTTGAGCCACGGCGGCAGCCCGGCCATGGTCACCAGCTTGGTGAATTTGGATTCCTCCATTGTCTTGAGGAATTCCACATCCCCCTCTTCCCACGCGCCGGAGGCAATCAGAGCCGTCACGGCTATATTCCTGTCCATTATATACTCCTTTCCTGAGTTGTTATGGACTACGTTTTCCACCATTGAAGCCAACACCTTGCTGGCCTCCTCTTGTTCATGGTTTTTCAAAATCTTCTGCTGATTCACACGCGGCATCCCGGCCCCGTCCGCCCATGAGCAAGCCCCCACCCCATCAGGGAGAACGGCTAGATGATCAGGCCGATAGTTTGTGGCAATCGCGCTGTAGGTTTCATCGTTCCATTTTCCACCCTCAAGAATATCATCGGTGAAAAGGCCAGTGGACACTTCAAGATTCTGATTGGCTTCAAGGCGGGCAATGATGTCCCCGGCAAGGGCGCGGCACTTACGGGTGTTGATCCAGACTTCACTTCGGAGGCCCCGGATACTTGAATCCCATCGGGTGTTGTAGATTTTGCCAATTGTACGTTCTGTATCCACGGCCAGACTGTTAGCAGACTTAGGGTGTCCCTGTAAGGTGACCGGGTGATGCACCACCACCGGGCGGCCATCCCACGCTTCGGGGAATTTGGAGAGCTGTTCTGAATTGTAGAGGACGCCGTTGTGAACCCCTTCGCGTATGAGAATGGCCGGGGAAACCAGATATTCATCCCCTTCATGGGTCTCCTTACGGATGAGACTAGACAAATTGGCTTTCGGTGATCCCTTCACACGGCCAAGTATCCAGAGGACGTTCTTTGCTTGCTCTTTGTTCATTTTCATTTTCATTCTTCGTCTCCCGTGTCAGGAACTTCACGTGACGGCTTCTTTGTTCCACCCCGTAAATAGAAATAACCCCGTAGCTTGAAACCGCCATCCTTGCGTTTGTACTGTTCACCTATTGTATCTTCATCAAACTCACCCCGTGAAGCCGAATCTTCACCGACCCCCGCCGGGATTGCAGTGCACCTACAATTTGGGTGTAACGGGATTAGTGGTTCAATCTGATCAAGGCTGAAGACACGCCCTTGTAAATCTGCACAGTCCGGGCAAACTTCAAAACCTGCCGTACTCCATTCAGCTAAAACATTCACACCTTCAAGCCCCGCCTCACGATACATATTTATCGTTCCGACATGGTGAGCCCTTATTGACTCTGTACGGGCAATTACTCTAGCCCGTTGAATGCTGATGTCTACTTCTTTTTCCATCTGTCTGGCCATTTGCATTGGCCCCCATCCCTCTGACATGCCCTGAGCCAAGGTGCGGCTAATCTTAGAATCCATTGCTGCCGTGATGCCTTCTAAGTCTGTATATGCCCGTGTATAGATAAGCCCGGCCTTGTCCGCGTGTACGGGGGAGAGGAAAGAAGCCTCAATATCCATAGGCGGACGCCTAATCCTAACACCGGTTTTTTGGTTGTACAGGTACGGGGACGCCCTCATCACTTCTGTGGCCCCCCGTCTAAGGCCGCGTTTAAAAGCCGAATCAATGTATTTTGACTGCCAGTTTTTATTCCCGACAATCTTGCGGCCTTCCTTGCTGTACTTCACTTCAAGGATCTTTTCGTCTATCTCATCCTTGAGCCAATTGTTAAAACCCCTGACCTTGCCTGCGCTTGTGGTGAATTCAAAGTCGGATTTCTGTGGCCGGGCAAGGGCCTTGGGGCTGGCTAATGATAATCCATCGTCCTGCCCGACAAACCTCTTGATCTCTTTCCGAATCAAGCCAAAGCGCCGGGCCAGATCCCTTTCCCACGCCAGCCGGATAACTGTGGTCCGGGTAGGATCCAAACGAAGAACGGCATTGGCCTTCAGCTTGCAGGAGCACGTCATACCACAAAACTCTCTGTCTTATGTATTTCAGGGGAGGTGGCTAACTGGCTGGGGGAAGATTTCCATGAGTCAACG